TACAGGGAAAAGATCGGCATCGGATATCACGTTAGGTGATGTTTACGACACTACAGGAATGATGGCTGTAGGTTCTGCGGCTTTTGGAGTTCCTGAAGGTGCATTACGTACCTTTGGCGGGTCTGGGATGGAGCTAGATAGTGGAGAGCTTTCTAACTTTAAAAAAGCTAGAGAGCTTATGAAAGCAGAGATTAGTAATATTGATCCCAGTCAATATGACCAATTTTACTGGGCTAACAAAAAAGTTTGGAATGCAACTGGTTGGTATATCAATCCTAGTGATAAACAATGGCGTTTTGAAATAGACGACAGCAAATCAAAAATTGACTGGAATAATGCTAATATTAGTGATGTCACTGGTAGTGAATTAAAAGAACATTTTGAAACCCTTCCCATTACAAAACCTGACAATGACAATGGTATTTTTAGTAGTCTAGGTAAAAAGGCAAGAACATTAAAGCTATCAGACTTTTTTACTCATGATAATTTATATAAGAGATATCCCTTTTTAAAAGATTTAGATACCGAGTTTTATAACGAAAAGGATAACACTCTTGGTAGTTTTACACCTGGAACAAACTTAATAAAAATAAATGTAGGTGCTGTGAAATCTTTAGATCAAAATGATCCTACATTTAGATCTACTTTGTTGCATGAAATACAGCACGCAATTCAATATCATGAGGGTTTTAGCCATGGGGCTAACTCAAGATATATTCCTGATGAAGTTACAAAAGACTTGGTGCAAAAATCTGAGGCTATTAAATCTGAAGCTAAAAACAACATCAGAAAAAATGTTGTTGATCTTGCAATTAAACACAACTTTAAAGGTTTTTATGACTACTTTCCTTTACCAAGTGATTTAGACATTGATGGTAAAAAAACTTACTATGATCTTATTGACGATGATGAAGCTAGGTTGCTTGAGGAAATGGGTATCGAACAAGATTTACAACCTGAACTTTACAAGCTAATAACTGATACAGCAGATGAATATAGAAAACATGTAAATGCACAAGACCTTACATCTAACATGGAGTTTAAGTTCTATCTGGGTGCTGAAGGTGAAATAGAATCTAGACTAGTTCAGGCAACACTTGAAGACTCTGCCTATCAAGGTACGTACCCCATTGATAGAGCAAATAAAATGTTAAACGAAAGAGACCCAGACAGGTATGATGAATTTGTAAATACCCCTGAATTTCGTGGAAAAGTTGGGGAGGGTGATACAAGAGTTCGTACACCTGACATTGGTGAAGCTGACGTATTTATAACTCCAGAAAAATCTTTTGTGGATTTTCTTCCTGAAGTAGACCCTAATAAACCTGGGTATAATATGGAGTTTACTACGAAGGATGAAATTAAAGCTAAGACAGAATTTATAAGGCAGCTTTTTAAAGGACAACCTAAGTTAAAAAAATTATTTAATATTAAACCAAGACAAAAGTTTACTTTGAATTATGAAGATGGTCCTTTAGAAGTAGAGTTTGGTCACTACAGTTTTCGATATATAGATAAGAAAAACCTTCGAGGAGAAGGTTCTATTATTATTGACTCTGACTATGATAAAGTACAAATACCGACAGCTGTTGTTAAATATCCAGACGGTAATTTTAAACAAATGTCTATAATGGAACTTATCAATAGGTCCAGTCTTGTTAAAGATTTTGACATACAAGATCTGAGAAAAACACAAAAAAGCCCTCCTGGATTTTTAACAAACCTTAGAAATAGATTTGGTTTAAAATCAATGGCATCTGCAGAGGGTGCAAACCCCACTCTTGAAGACTTTGGCTATTACGTAGATAACCCAGCTAAGTGGGGCAATACGGATTGGGCAAAGAATAAACAAGCCTCTGCAGAGAAGTATGCAAAAGAAGGTGGTAAGTCAGCTCAAAAACTTTTGTCAGGTCCACAGACTGCATTTTTAGGTATCGACAATAAGAAACCTTTGTATCTTGATACTGAGTTTTTATCTACACTAAAGGGTGCTAACGACGAAGTTACGGACATGTCTAATCCAAAATATGTGGATTTAAAAAAGTCTGTAGAAGAAGAGGGATTTATACCTGATCAAAAAGGAAATAAGATTATGGTTGGTATCAACCATAAGGGTGAAGCATTTATTATGGAAGGTAACAATAGGGTTGCCATAGCAAAGGAATTTGGTGCACCTAGTGTCAAAGCCGAAGTAAGATACTATAATGGTGCTGAAGAAGTGGATGGACCTTACTCTCCACAAAATATTTTAAAATATGCAAGTCAAGCACCAAGACAATTTGCCGAAGGAGGCACAGTAGACATGAACCAACAAATGAGTTTTGCATTCGAGGACGGTGGTCTTCGTGACGATGGAATGATGAGAGACCCTGTGTCAGGTAACGAAGTGCCTCCAGGATCTACAGCTAAAGAAGTACGTGATGATATTCCTGCACAATTATCTGAAGGGGAGTACGTAGTTCCTGCTGATGTCGTCAGATATTACGGTGTAAAATTTTTTGAGGATCTACGAGATGCTGCAAAAATGGGCTTGCAAGATATGGAAGCTCGTGGTAGAATTGGTGGTGAACCTGTTCCTGCTGGTGGTCCTATGAATGAGGATGACCTTACACCCGAAGAGTTAGCTGCCATTCAAGAGATGATGGGTATGTCTGAAGGTGGTACTGTTGCAGGGTTTGCCCCAGGTGGTCTTCAAACTGACCAAGACATACTTGCTGCAGGTCAACAGGCACAACAAAATCAGTTTACAGGATTCCCATTAGGTGCTACAATATTTCCTAGAGCAGAGTCTGGAGAGATAGAAGCTGTTCCTACAACTCCTACTATTACTACTGAAGAAACTGCAGAGTCTTGTGCAGCTAAGGATATGGACTACGATCCAGCAACTAAGACTTGCGTACCTAGGGCAGTAGCCACAACAACTCCTGCACCTTCTGATGATGATGGTCCAAGAGTAGAGCCACCTAAGTGGTATGAAAAGTATGACTACAATGATCCAGAAGCTGTTGTGGCTAAGTCTTTAGCAACTTTAGGAGCTTCTCGTGAAACTGAAGAAAAAGAAACTCAAAATGCTCTTGAAAAAATGATGGGTAGTTTAGGTACTGGTATCAGTAGTTTTTTTGAAAATAACTTATTACTTGGTGGTATTATTAGGCAGCAAAAAGTTGCAGAGGTTGCGGCTAATGCCCAACTACTTAGAGCACAGGGTAGGGAAGATTTAGCTAAACAACTAGACTATCAAGTAGAGCTTTACAAAGATAAACACGATATCAAAGATGGTGGTTTTTTTGACTCTACAAAAACACTTAGTAAGCAGTTGGCATCTTTGTATTCTGATTTAGGTTGGGATGAAGAAACCAGTACGATAGTTAAAATAGGTGGAACACCTGATGCCGCAATGCAAGCTAAAAGAGATCAATTTAAAGCTCAAGTAGAGGCTTCTAAACAAAGAGAAGCAGCTAAGAGACAAGCCGCACTTGAAGAACAAAGAAAAAAAGATGCTCAAAAGTTAGCTCAAATTCAATCACAGCAGGATGACAATGACAATGCACCTGTTGTAAATATACAAACGGATAGAGACCCTCTAGGACACACTACAACTACAACTACCTACAAAGTAGGTGGTAAAGAAGTTGACTTTACTGCAGATGAAGATGGTCTAAATAAAGGCGGTTTAATGGCTGGTAAACCAAAGACTAAAACAAAACGCCAATACAAAAAAGGCGGACTCGCAGGTAAGAAATAAGGCTACCCAGCTACGGCTGGCCCCAACATAAGGAGAATATAATGCCTGAACTAACAGAAGTAGAAGCACCAAAGACAGCAGGATTTGTTGATCGAGGTTATAACTACGAACGCAAGCGTAAGCGTATAGAAGAAGAAGAAGAGGAGATTAAACGACTTGAAGCTGCTCAACGAGGAGAATCTACCGAAGAAGATGAACCTAAAGAAGAAGAAGCCGTCGAAGCGAAAGAGGCCGATACAGAAGTTGAAGAAGCAACGTTATCTCCAGAAGAAAGATCTTTTAAAAAACGATATGGTGATCTAAGACGCCATATGCAAGAAAAAGAAAAGGAATGGAACGAAAAGTTCGAAGCCTTTGAAAAACGCATGAAGAAGGATTCTATTGTTCCTCCCAAGTCTGATGAAGATATTGAAGAGTGGGCAAAAGAATATCCTGACGTAGCAGGTATCGTAGAAACTATTGCTGCTAAGAAAGCTCAAGAAATGTTTAGCAAAGCTGATGCTAGACTAAAAGAGTTAGATCAGGCACAAACAGAAGCACAACGAGTAAAAGCGGAGAATCAAATCCGTAAGGCTCACGAAGACTTTGATGACCTTCGAGCTTCTGATGAGTTTCATAACTGGGCTGAAGAACAGCCTAAGTGGGTACAAGATGCACTCTATGAAAATGCAGATGATCCTGCATCAGTAGTACGTGTCATTGACTTGTACAAAGTAGATAAAGGCCTTACTAAGACTGCAAAGAAAGAGAAGGCCAAAGAAGCAGCATCTACAATTACTCGACGTACTAAGACAGACGTAGATGTAGATGATGCCAATGACGTAATTCGTGAATCGGATGTAGCTAAAATGTCTGCAAAAGAGTTTGAAGCTAGGTCTGATGATATCAACAAGGCTATCCGTTCGGGTAAATTTGTTTACGATGTATCTGGCAATGCTAGATAAAACCTGTTGACAATACTTTAATCAACAGTATAACTATAGGCACAGAGACAAAAGCCTCTTTATGACTACCTTTTGTCTCAACCTAATTCATCAAAAAAGTCTAAAACTAAAAAGAACCACCTGTTTAAGTATAGGCCCAGTAGGTATACGGTAGCGCAACTGTAATCCATCTGCACCCTAGAAAAGGAACAGCCTCTTTATAGGTGTTTAGCTTTGTTAAGCCAAATATCATGGAGGATTTAATCATGGCTTTTGCATCAGCGTCAGGTTACACTAACCTGCCAAACGGGAACTTTTCTCCCGTAATCTATTCCAAAAAAGTACAGCTTGCTTTCCGCAAGTCTACTGTTGTTGGAGATATCACTAACTCTGATTATTTCGGAGAGATCGCCAACCAAGGTGATACAGTGAAAATCATTAAAGAACCTGAAATCTCAGTATCTGCATATGCTCGTGGCACAACAGTAGCTGCGCAGGATTTGACAGATACCGATTTCTCTCTAGTCGTCGATAAAGCGAACTACTTCGCCTTCAAGATGGACGACATCGAAGAAGCGCACTCACACGTAAACTTCATGGATCTTGCGACCAACCGTGCGGCATACCGCTTGGCTGACCAGCACGACCAAGAAGTTTTGGGTTACCTATCAGGTTATTCTCAATCTGCGTTGCATGGTGTTGCAGATACAGTTAACACAACTGTTAACGGTACTAAAGCAAACTCATCTGCAGGTTCAGACGAACTTCTAGCAGCTAACAAGTTGGATATGTCAGACTTTGGCAACATCACAACTACACCATCTGCTGGTACAACAGGTGACTCTATTCCTGTTGGTGCTCGTCTACCAGGTGCAACAGCACTGCCAACAGCTTACGTATCTCCAACAATGTTGGTTGCACGTATGGGCCGTTTGTTGGACGTTCAAAGCGTTGACAAAGCAGGTCGTTGGATTGTAATTTCACCAGAGATGATGGAAGTATTGATGGACGAAGATTCACGTCTATTGAATGCTGACTTCGGTGACTCAGGTGGATTGCGTAACGGACTAGTTCTAAACAACTGGAATGGATTCCGTGTATACGTTTCAAACAACCTACCATCAGTCGGTACAGGTGCAGGTACTACAGGTACTACAGCACAAGACGACAACTATGGTGTGATTGTTGCTGGTCATGACTCAGCGGTTGCAACTGCCGAGCAGATCAACAAAACTGAAACATACCGTGACCCAGATTCATTTGCGGACATCGTTCGTGGTATGCACCTATACGGTCGTAAGATTCTGCGTCCAGAAGCTCTTGTAACAGCACGTTACAACCTAGCTTAATAACTGTAAACTTTGGGGCTGGCTCAATGCTGGCCCCATTGTACTTTAAAAAGAGGATATACTCATGGCAATTACTACAGCAATGTGTAACAGCT